GCGGCAGAACCAACAAGTTTGCCCTTTTTAGGCTCAAGGAGGTTGCCTTGAAACATAGTATATTTTTTACTCCATTTTTGGGGATGTGTAATGATAAATATTAAAAAGTCTGGGAACCCGCAGAAACACTGGATTCTTGCTTTCCCAGATTTTCCCAAAAGCAACAGGATTTGGGTACTTATTCTTACACACGCCCAAAAACAAGCATTTTTGGGTACTTTTTGAAACACACATAATTCATTTTTGGGTAACTTTTTCGACACATAAAATCAAAGGAGGTACACTATGTACAAGAAAAACTACAAAGGACGCTGTGAGAAAAAATCTCTCTCCAAATGTGACACGATCTGCCGATGCTACAGCACCATCCAATCTGTTTATGCAGACAAACTGGAAACCGATCCATCTGTCCAATCCTTCCAATGCAATGCGCCACTCGAAGATGAAGACTACACAACAGACTTCCTTATTACACGACAGGATGGCACGCAATATGTCCGAGAGTGTGTAGAACGAAGTCATCTGACCAGGCCTAAGCCACTTACAATTAAACTTCTGGACACATCACGTTCCTACTGGCTTGCCCATAACGTTCAAGATTGGGGGATTGTAACAGATGCAGAAAGCTGATATAGCCTATATCAATAACACGTTCTACAGAATTTTAAAGACATCAGATAACCAAACCCTTGTAATTGACTGTCTCCATCCGAAAATGCCATTCTGGACGATCAGAACGCAATATACCCCATTGCCAGAGAAGCAATTATATGATGCACTCAACATCACACCACCAGATGTGAAAGACCTTACATCTGATCAGATGCGCATTGCACATGAGAGGTACACTCTGATTGCACCGATCCTATACCACTTAGGAGAAAGCACAGCAACTGCAAACATCATCTCTTCCATCTCAGAAGAGCATAACATCAGTAAGCAGACTATCCGCCGCTATCTGTATCAATATCTAATCTTTCAGATCATCACTGTACTTGCACCAAAAGTTCATACGAAAGAAAAGGTACTGACCAAAGATGAGAAGAACATGAGATGGGCATTGAATAAGTTCTTCTATACACGCAGACAAAACAGTCTTGTGACAGCATATGAGATGATGTTAAAAGAAAAGTATTGTGACAGCACCGGACAGTTACTATCCGATCATCCATCCTTTTATCAGTTCCGATACTTTTACCGGAAGACTAAGAAACTCCAAACTTATTATATTTCCAGAGATGGACTGTCAAATTACCAGCGGAACAATCGTCCCTTGCTAGGAGATGGTATCCGTGAATTTGCAACCAATATCGGCACTGGTATGTTTGATTCCACCGTATGTGATATCTACCTTATTGACGAAACAGGTACCTTAAAAGGTCGCCCGATCCTAACCACTTGCATTGATGCTTACAGCAGTATGTGTTATGGCTATGTTCTCTCATGGAATAACGATACAAAGAGTTTATGCCATCTGCTCCAAAATATCCTTACCGATAAAACAGAATGGTGCAGAAAGTTTGGTATCTCATTAGAAAAATCCCAGTGGAACGTGCAAGAGTTACCTGGCATCTTTGTCACTGACATGGGACGGGAATACACATCAGAAGCCTTTGCACAGATTACAGAAACAGGCGTGACTATGGTAAATCTGCCACCATACAGACCAGAGCTGAAAGGTGCTGTAGAGAAATTCTTTGACATCATTCAATCCATGTATAAACCACTTCTCAAGGGCAAAGGTGTGATTGATCCGGACTTCCAGGAACGAGGTGCAAGAGATTACAGACTAGATGCTTGCTTGACGATGTTTGATTTTGAGAAGATCATCTTACGCTGTATCATTTACTATAACAGTCAACGGCTCATAGAACGATTCCCTTACACACAGTCTATGATTCATGATGGAGTAAAGCCATATGCAGCCAGTATCTGGGAATGGGGAAGACTGCAACCAGGCGCAAATTTAATTCCATTCCCGCATGACACCGCGAAAATAATCCTATATCTGCTCCCACGTACCATTGGGACATTCACTAGGCGTGGTCTAGTGGTAAATGGGATGCGGTATAAACGGGATGATTGCGCCGAAAGATTCCTGCAAGGTGGAGATGTTAAGGTTGCTTACGATCCAGATGATGTATCTGTAGTATGGACAGTAGAGAAGGGCGATTTTATGCCGTTCGTATTGGTTGAAAGCAGATATAAGAATAGAAAATTAGATGAAGTGGAACAGATCAAAGAACAGAGCAAAACAACACTACGTTCCGAACAAAATAATGCAAGACAGGCGAAAATTAATTTGATGAATGAGATCGAGTTGATTGCTAGGGGAGGAGTTAAAAGATGATGGAAAGAAATTGTTTACCAGATATGCTTGCAGGTGATGAACTGATAGAAAGACTGACAGTCAAACCTGTTTATGACGAAAACATCCGTAACCAGCCGATGAATGTACGCTTGATGGCTCTGTCATCTCTGTATGATTTGTATATTCCGTCTCAGATGTCAGTGGAGATTTACAATAAGATTTATCTGTCCATTATGCGTTCCGTTCAAAAGAAAACATCGAAAGAAGCTACCATGCAACGGTATAAAAATTACCAGACTAGGCGCGGTATCACCAGTAACGGCATCATGGGTGGAATGGACAGCTATACGATCATCGGTTGTTCTGGAATCGGTAAAAGTTCTGCTATTCAACATGCGATTGAAGCAATCGAAGGTGAGACAGAGATTATCTTAAATGATCCATACATGAAAGTTGTCCCGTGTTTGATCGTACAGTGTCCGTTTGATTCATCCGTGAAAAATTTACTGCTTGAAATCCTTCGCAAAATAGATGAAGTGTTGGGCAGTGATTTCTACCCTACAGCAGTTCGATCAAAATATACAACAGATGCTCTTATCGGTATTATGAGCCAAGCTTGCTTAAACAATATTGGTCTGCTTGTAGTGGACGAGATTCAAAATGTAGTTAATTCTGCAAACGGCAAGAACTTAGTAGGTGTGCTTACGCAGCTTATCAATAATTCCGGTATCTCTATCTGCATGGTAGGTACACCAGAGAGCAAGCCTTTCTTTGAGCAAAAAATGTATCTGGCACGTAGAGCATTAGGACTGTATTATGACAAATTGGAAATGGATGATTATTTCTATCGGTTCTGTCATGAGATGTTTCAATTCCAGTACGTGAAGAAGTCAACACAGATCAACCAAGGAATTATAGAGTGGTTGTATAATCATTCAGCAGGTGTGTTATCTATAGTAGTGACTCTGTTTCATGATGCACAGGAGATTGCTATTCTAAATGGCAAAGAGGAGATCACGATTGAAACATTGAACGATGCTTATAACAGTCGGATGCAGTTCATGGAGCAATACATTCAGCCAGTGGTTAAAAAGGCGAGTGCTAAAAAACAAGCTCAGAATCGAACAGTCACAGTGCAGACACATAATGAGGTGAAAGAAGTATCCATGAAGGATTTACTGAAGAAGAGATGTGAGGTGGAGTTTCGTTCTGTGCAGGAATTGGTTGACTGGACGAAAGAGCATGGCAGAGATGTGGTGGAGATACTGCAAGATTTTTGTGCTGTGGAGGTGGTCTGATGATTACGTATTTTCCAACACCTTATCCGGATGAATCGTTTTATAGTGTGTTTGCGAGGTATGGGGTAGGAGAGGGACTGTACTCTGTAAGATACTGCAACGAAAAATTGCATTGTAAACAGACTTACACAGATATGAATTATATGAATGATATAGCTCCAGATATCAAAAGACTGCTAACCAGAGATAAGGATTGGAAAACAGTAATCAAAGAGCATACCATCTATAACTATATGACAAGTTTCCTGCCAGCAGATCAGAAAGAAAGGGCGTTGGAATGTTTGGCACAAGGCGATGAACTGTATAGGAAAATCATACCGCCATTCCCAAAATATGAAGGAGTGACAAACCATATAAAATATTGTCCTATATGCGTGAAAGAGGATCGTGAAAAATACGGTGAAGCGTACTGGCACAGGGAATGGATGATTCCAGAGATACGGGCCTGTTATAAGCATCATTGTTATTTGTGTGATGGTGTGGAAATGAATGCGACAAACGAACAGATACTTTGTCCGGCAGAAGTAAATATTCCAGCAGATACAGAGCCGCAAAGAAGCGATGCGATTTCCGATCAGATTGCAAGCTATGCTCATGAGTTGATGAATAATGAACACACTTTGCAAGTTCCGCTGGAAAAGATATTGATGCAAGAACTGATCGGCACGGAATATATTTCAAAAGCTGGTGGCAAGCTGAATATCAAGCGGCTATGGGACGATTTGATTTCTTTTTACAATGAGGATGCATTCTTGATTCGGAGACAGCGCAGGCTATCTGATATACTGCATGGTAAGATACAAGCACCATTTGAAATTATTCGGGTTCTGGTATATTTTCAGATTCCGATTGAAAAAGTATATGGTACAAAATCTGTGGGCGATCCTTATAAGGAATGCTGCGATCAAATTATACATTTGTACCAGACAGGAATGAGTCAAACTCAGATTGCAAAGAAATTAAATCTCAGCCGCCGGAACGTGGAATGGATATGTACTCGATATATGAAAGAGCAAAGAGGAGAGCTGATTAAAATTCAAGATCGTCCGAACAATCAGAAATACAAACAGGAAGAGTTAAGACGAAAGGATACAGACCTTGCACGGCGATTGAAGATAATTATGGATGATGATTTCTTTTCTGACTTTGAAGAATGTATCACCTGCGAGAGTATCTTTCGTAAACTGGAAGGGTACGGTATCTTTTTGAATAGGAACAGTATGCGAAGTTTGCCAAAATGTGATACGCTCATTCGGTCGTATTGTGAAAGTTACGAACATTATTGGGCAAGGAAAATTTGTCGTGTTGCAAATGAGATGAATGAAGAGCATGTCGTGGTGACTATAGGTCAGATTCAGAAGAGGACTTTTCTTTCGAGGGATAGGATTGTGCGAAGTATGGAAGAGATTAGGAAGAGGGATGAGAAAGTGTGGGAGCAATTGAATTTGATTTTGAATTGAGGAAACCCCAGTATTTACACGGTAAAATGATATAATACGACCAAATAGTAGTATCGTATCTATTATCGTCAAAGTATATTTTTATCCTGCTCCCGTCAAAAAATATTTTATGAATTGTTGAAAAATACTGGAATTATGCGGGAAAAGTGATATACTGTGATAAAGAATATATTTTCAGAAAAATTAAAAAATAGTATTTTATGATGATGTTTTGTATGAAAATATTTATCGTTAAAATTCAGTAATTATGCGGTATTTTTATGAATTTATATGTAAAAATAGATATAAAATATAATCAAAAATATGTAGTATTTATATGAGTATTTTTGATTTTTTGCGCTGAAAAAGGTTATCGTGTATTTATTTGGTTTGTAATATGGACTGGTTTACATAATATTGTCATAGCGATATTGTTATGATTCTGGTGATTTTGAAATAAAAATATGAAGGGGCTGATACAATGCTGATAAAATGTCGTAATTGCGGTTCTAGATACTCAGAATACGCAGAAAAATGTCCAAAATGTAATCAAACAAATACAAACATAAAACAATTTAATAAAGAATGTTATAATTTTGGGCAGAGAAAAAAATATTTTTCAGATCAAATATTAAATGAAGAAGGTCGAGATATACACCTTATTATTAAAATCGCAGTAGTGCTAATTATATTTTTAATCATTTTGCTTTCAATACTATTCTAAACTAAAGGAGATGTTTGTATATGTCATTAGTGCGTTGTCCAGAATGCGGACATATGGTTAGTACTCACGCACCTAGTTGTCCAAAATGTGGATTCCCATATAAGAAATATGAAGATACAGCAAAAGCATATGGGGTTGATATTCATAAAGAACCATTTATAGAATACTACTGGATATCAAAGATTACTGAAGATGTAAAATATATCAAACAATCTTCAAAAACAATGTGTGCCGAATGCGGTGAAGGGCTAAATGGAAGATCAGTATGTCAAAATTGTGGGTTTGACATCAGTTTGTACAGAGAAGAAAAACGTTTGCATCAAGAAATGTATAAAAAAGAGATGATGAATAAATCTCGAAAAACAAGAGGAAATGTAGATCAACCATTAATGGTACATTGCCCTGGATGTAAAAAGGCTGTAAGCTATTATGCAGACACTTGTCCAGACTGTGGTTTTCCAATTCGGAAATTTATTTCAGAACATAACATTCAAGATATAAAGAAAGTACATGTTTGCCCTAAGTGTGCTAATTTATATGCTGGCATCAATTATGAAAAACAACCACTTTATATGGCATGTGAATTTTGTAATACACCTATGCTTGGAACAGATGCAGATAGTGCGGAAGTTTGCTTTGAAAAATGTTTTAACTGGCAGAATCCGGATGTAGATGGATTGGCAATTAAAATCCTTTCGAAATATGATATAAAACCAGATCAATCAGCGATTCAGTATCGACATAATATAATTGAACAACAGGAACGTGACAAAGAACGCCAAGAGCAACTTCTGGCGCAAGCTAATATATCAGCTCCGAACATTCCTAAATGTCCGATTTGTGGTAGTATGGATATAGAAAATATTAGCACTCTGAACCGTGCCGTTTCCACAGCTATGGTGGGGATTGCATCTGATAAAATTGGAAAACAGTTTAAGTGTAAAAATTGTGGATATAAATTTTAGAATCATTCCTCATTTACTTTTACCTGTTCCACAAGACGTCTCATTTTCTCTTGTAATACACGCTGTTCCTCAGTAAGAGTAGATGGATCAGCATATATGGAAGGATAATTAGTCTGCGGAAATGGATAACTTATATCCAAATCAGCCATGTAACATTTATGAGCCTTTTCAAGTCCATAATCAATTAGAATACTATCGTACATTTTTTATTCACCTCCAGAAATGTTGGATTTATTAAATAATTATGATATAATATAGGAAATATTTACGGAGGTAATGGCTATATGAGCAAAGTCTTTTGTCCCGAATGTAAAAAGATCTTAAGTCAATATGCGGAAAGTTGTCCAGATTGTAGTTTCCCCATAGCAAAGTATATTAAGGATGCTAATCTTACAGATTTTTCAAAAACTTTTGTATGCCCTAAATGTGGAAATTGGAGTGATACAAACAGTATTGTGGCAACAATTATGTGTGAATATTGTCACGCTCCAATGTATCAGACTATAGAAAATGAGCGAACAACTGGGAAAGCAACGGCATATCCTAAGACAGCAGAAGAACAAGACGCATATATTTACTCTCTGCTCGAACGTTGTGGAAAAACAGATGAATATAGCGAAGAAGCTCATCAAAATTTTCGTCGAAAACTGCACGAATTGGCAGAAGAGGAGCGTAAAAAACCGATTCAACCAGTAGTTCAGCAGTCCACTACCACACCATCTGCCAACCAACCTCACTGTCCGACTTGCGGTTCTACCGACATCATCAAAATTTCAGCAGCTAAGAAAGCTGTAGGCGCTGGATTATTCGGATTATTCAGTAAAACCGCTAAGAGTCAGTTTGAATGTAAAAATTGTGGTTATAAGTGGTAAATGAAAAGAGATAAGATATGAAATTAAATCTTAACTGCGTTAGAGATGTTTTAATGTATATTGAGGAAAATACTGAATTTCAGCAATTATGGCACGTTTATCCGATGACGTTAGAAGAAGTAGAAAACAGTTTAAGTGAAAAGTACACAAGACAAGAAATTTGGTATGCGCTATTTGTTCTGAAGGATTCTCGATATATTAGGGCGAGGATCATGGAACCAGATTCTGAATATCGTGCATATGACAATAGTGGACAGAAAATATACTGCCTTACAACAAGAGGAATCTCTCTTTTAAATTGTATTAAGAGTCAAAAAATTTGGGATATTGTAAAATTCTATTATGATAAAAACGATTTTATTACATTAGATAATCTAAGAAGTATATCGGAAAGAATTATTAATTTATATATATCCCAAACACTTGATAAAACCTTTTTTGAATATCAGGAAAAATTTGGACTAAATCAGAATACAGTAAAAGAAGAATAGTGTGTAACAATATGAATATCAGCCCCTAAGAAGTTCCCTCCAACCGATGGATCAAAAATCTGTCGCAGGAGAGGGCTTCTTATTTTTTTCGATTTTTCAGCGCTGTACAGTATCCGGTGTACCAAAACTTCCCTATAAGTTTAAAAGTACCCCCTCCCCCTAGGGTGCTAATTTTGAGTTAGTGTGTGAATGAACCACATTCCTACTCCCAGGAAAACAGCACTCGACTTTGCAGTTTTAACTACCCCGAACGCCTTTCATGCCCATCTAACACGGCAGATCTTCCAGCCGGTTCCCTGCTCCCATCAATACCAAATAAACCAGAAAATCGCCGTTCCTCTGATCCAATCCGGCAGAAAATCAAAAAAAAGACCACCCCATTTTCCAACGCCGTACAAAACCAGAAAAAGGATGGTCAGCAGGAGAGAGCCGGAGCAATCAGAACGAAACAGCAGGAGAGAGCAAAACGGCAGCAGGTACCGGAGCAATAAAAAAAGACTGACGGGTAATTCCCGCCAGCCCTTCAAGCTGAATCATTTTAAAATTGTATCTTGTCTATATTCGATGTCATCCAGTGCCGTGCTATCTGCATTGTAAACAAAAATGCTTTCGATTCTATCACCCTTCTTTCCGGTGTGGTACTTGATGTAGTAACCACTGTCAAGCTGTCCGTTCCCTTCATCATCTAACACGGTACCGTGTACTACTTCCACGATGATTTCCCCGTTTCGGTTTTCAAGTGCTTTCGTGCAAGCGTCAAACTGTTCTTTGCTGTCAGTATAAAAAATCTTTACTCTGTTATCTGCTCCCGTCTCTGTGTTACTCTGGTTCGTTGTCTCTCTGCTTTCGTTGATTTCATTTGACAGGGTGACAGGCTTACTCATCAATGATACTGCACATAGTGTTCCAATCATCATTTTAAATAATCTGTTCTTCATCATCTCTTTACCTCTTTCTTTTATCTTTGCTTTGTTATTATGTTAGGGTGTAGCCAGTAGCGGTTACACCCTTTTTTCTTTTACTCTTCATTCAATATGAACTTGACAGCCTTTTCAGCTTTGCCCGCCGCTGATACGATGAACCGCGGATCATTTTTAAATACCTTTATCCAGCTTTGAATATAAGCGGCACTGTTACGGAATGTTTTCTTTGTTTCAAGTCCCAACATATTCATAATAGAAGCGGAACCAAGTTCTGCAACAAGTTCTTCTTTGCTGTAGACTTCATTTCCAAAATGAGCATCTTTTTCAAGTCGGTTTAGGCGGCTTTTATGTCCGGTACTATGTATCATCTCGTGATAAAGAGTTGCGTAAAATTCATTCACATCTTTATATTGACCTCTTTCCGGTACCTGGATGAAATCGCCAGCCGGACTGTAGAATGCTTCATCTGTTGCATATTCCAGAATTTTGATATGTTCCCGTTCCACATAATCTCTTTTGATCTTTTCGGCTGATTCAATCGGTTCCACTTCTGGAAGTTCTTCTTCTTTCAGCTCAACACCATCGACCTGTGAAATATGGAACACGTTGTAATAACGAAGCATCGGAATTTTCTTTTCTTCCTTTTCGCCTGTTTTTTCGTTTTCCTCTTCTATAATCTGGAATTTCCAAAAGACTACGATTTCGGATTTTTCACCTTTACGGATTTTTCCGCCTTTTTCTGTCCACTGTTTAAAGGTTCCATAGGCTCCGCGATGCTTTAACATCATCTGATTCATTAATGAGTAGCTTCTTTTAGTAACGAAGTTGTACGCGCCGCTTCTGGTTCCACGCCACGTGCGTTCCCACGGGGTACTTCCTTTTTCCAATTCTTCAATGATTCTTTCAGTGACCATTTCATATACCGATTTACTCATGTTCGTTGCCTCCTCTGTACTTAATTGTTAAGATTATTATATACACGAATAATCGTGCAGTCAATAGAAATGCACGAAATAAGGTGCATAAAAATAAGCACGAAAATACGTGCATCTTTGGCTAAAATGTCAATAGACTATGCACGAAAATAGGTGTACTATTAAGCCATCAACAGAACACAGGAACAACAGCGGATGGTGAAAACGATGTGGCGCAAGCGTACCGGAGACACCAACGTAATACCGGAAAAAGGATAAGAAGAGACTGAGACGCTCACAAAGCTACGATAGCCTTAATGCCTGCCGGAGCTACGTTCCATATAAAGAAAGAGAGGAACCGCATATGTGCAAGAACATGAAAGAACTTCAGACCGTATCAGAAAGAATTTTCTCATTAGAGCAGAAGAAAGCTCAGAAGAAAAAAGAGATGGACGAACTGGAGAAAGAGATCAAAATGTTGAAGAACGAGACTTCTTCTTATATGAAAAAACGTCAGAAGAACGAATTAAATATTGCAGGATTCACAATTCTTTTTACAGCATTCGCCCGTTCATCCTTTGATAAAGATGCTTTTATCGCAGGAGAGAGTAACGGCGCAGAACTCTATAGAAAGTATTCCAAGGAAATCCCGATGGAGCGCGTTACAGTAAAGGTTGCAAAATAAATAGGTGGCGGCGGAATTTTCCGCCGTGACCCCCCAAACAAAAGGAGGAAAACAAACATGATGATTTCAGAGTTCATAGCAAGAACAAAGTTCGAACCAACAGCAGAAGAGTATGACAAAATTGAAGAGGAGTATTACAACTTCGACGGTGACAAAGATAAGTTCTGCAGAAGCTGGGTAAGACATGGAGGTATTCAGAGACTTAGCCGCGAACGTGTCCGCAAGATTAATGATCTGAAAAAGCAGTTGGAAGAACTGAACAAGACTTACAATGAGGATATGCAATTTTACGAGGACAGGGACGCGAAACTTTGCAAAGAGCTGAACGACACCAGAGCCGAGAAGGACGCCGCACTTGATAAGTTGGCAGCCATTCGTACCATGTTAATTTAAATAGAGCGCAAAATAGCGCTGTACATTCCCGCCCCGGAGGTTACGAGGGCATACCAAAAAACAGTAATAGTTATACACACATAAAACATAAGAAAGAAGAGGGTAAGAACATGATGAACACTATTATTAAAACCAACATTGGAGCAATGACACTCGGAGATTTTACAGTAAACATGGAGGGCGATGACCTTGATCTTAGCTTGTTTTTTGATGTTACCGCAGTCAACGCTACAGTAGAATATATCATTCTGGACAAGTTGGCTAGACTTCAGTTGCACAATGTGTTGGAATTTCCGGACGAAGCAGAATAATGGTATGATGCGGAGCTTGTCATCACGGGCAAATGCTTACATATCAGCGTTGACGAATCCGGCAAGCTTAAAACGGTTCTTCTGGTTGATTATGAGGATGCGCACAATCCGCGCTTATGGGGAACAGCTCAGATCGAGATTAATCTTTCGTCGCATGAGCGGGAGCTGCGTCAGTTCATTATCTATTCAGTATTGAAGAAATTCTGTTGATACATTACAAACGGGGGTGGGTTCGTCCTGCTCCCAGCATTAAAAATAACGAGGTGGATATCATGAAAATTTTGAATAAAGTAGCTATTATCATCGGTATTATTGGCGTATGGCTTTACGTCAGCGGAGTAGATTCTGATGTATTGAGTCGTGCAGTCCTGGGCGTAATCATTGCAATTCTTGCTTTCATCATCAGTAAAATCAGCACCTACATCACAGACCGCCGCGAAGAACAGGAAGAGCGGGAAGAAGAGCGCCGGAGCAAAACGTTTTCAGCGTGGATCAGAAGCGGTTCACTAAGATAATAACAATCATCTGCGGGAGTGGGCTATACTACCTGCTCCCAAGGACCAGAGGAAGAGAGGAAAAAATCATGTTTGAAATGGGTTTACTGGTAATTACAAATGGAATCAATGATAAATTGGACAGTGTAAGATTCAGCAAGGAAATCACAGTAGCCTTACACCGATTCACAAATGCAGACTGGGGAGAAATGGATCCCGAGGACATCGAAGCAAATAACGAAGCGTTGCGAACTGGAGAAAGATTGTTTGCGGCTTATCAGACATCTGAAGGAAAAATTTGGATCATCACAGAGGCAGACAGATCGGCTACGACAATTCTTTTTCCGGACGAATACTAAGGGAGGGCGGAACTATGCATGTTATTACTAACGGAGAAAACTATGTAATTTATCATGAAATTAGTTGATTGTCTTGAAAAATGCTTGATTTGCAGGCATATTCGCAGGTTTGCAGATTGATTTTACTACTCATTTACTACTTTTAACGAATTGAGCCTTGATATGCAAAAAGCACCTGCGGACTGCCGGATAGACCGCTGCACCACCTTACGCGGCACGTCGAAAAGAAAAAATAAAATAAGCACCACCTATAAGGCGGCGTTTCTCACTCCTACACAGGAGAACAGGAACGCTGCTTTTTTTATGCCCTCGTGTTACGCAGTAAGGGCAAACAAAGCCTTGATTTATGCGGCTCTTAGAGCGTGGAAATGAGAAAGACAAGGGTTGATACCTTTTCCCTCAAAACCGCGTTTCTACTGCGTAACAAATCCAACGAAAAGGAGTGACGAAGCTATGGCAGTTTTCCGCGTGGAAAAGAACAAAGGTTATACCGTTATGAGCAACCACCATTTACGCAACAAGGAGCTTTCCTTAAAGGCAAAGGGCTTGTTGTCGCAAATGCTCTCACTTCCCGAAGATTGGGACTACACCCTTGCAGGACTGTCCCTTATCAACCGGGAAAAGATTGACGCTATCCGGGAAGCAGTACGGGAACTGGAAAATGCCGGATATATACAGCGTTCAAGGGAACGTGATGAGAAAGGATGCTTACGCGGTACAACGTATGTTATCTATGAGCAGCCGCCTAAGTTGGATTTACCTACATTGGAAAAACCAACATTGGATAATCCAACATTGGAAAAGCCTATGTTGGAAAAACCTACGTTGGAAAATCCAACGCAATTAAATAAAGAACTATTAAAGACTAACTTACCAACAAAAGAAAAATTAAATACAGATATATCAAGTACCCATTCCATTCCTTTCCATTCCCTAAATCCCTTTCCCTTAGAGGACGCGGCACAGCCGCCGGAACGGAAGCGAAAGGAAACGACAGACGCATATCGCGTGTATGAGGAAATCATCAAGGACAATATCGAGTACGACTATCTGATACAGGACAGATACCTTGACCGGGACAGGATAGAGGAAATCCTTGCCCTTATTCTTGAAACCGTCTGCACCAAACGAAGAACAATCCGTATCGCCGGGGACGACCACCCGGCAGAGCTTGTAAAAGCAAAATTTATGAAACTGAACAGCGAACATATCCGCTTTGTACTGGACTGTATGCAGGAAAACACCACCAAAATCCGCAACATCAAGCAGTACATGAAAGCTGCCCTTTTCAATGCCCCGTCTACGATTGGCAGCTATTACACGTCCCTTGTATCTCACGATATGTACGGCGGGCGCACTATCCAGTCGGCAAGAAGCAAGGGCATACCCGATTACACCTGCAACGAGGGCGAAAGCCTGTAAACCAACCTAAAGGAGGATTTTATGATGACACAGAGAACAGGAGCTTTGATTTTTGATGAAACCGCTGACCGCTACGACATTCGCTTTGACGTAAACGACTATTACGGGGGTTTGCATTGCGGCGACTGCATGGAGGTCTTTGTGCGGGGCAAATGGAAGCCTACCCGTATGGAGTACGGGGACAACTGGTATCTTGTAGGTATTCGGGCGGCAGACCTTTCCGGGCTGCGGGTACGGATTTAACAGGGCGGCGTGAAAGCGGACGCTCTTTTTTTCATGCCCGCCCCGCTTCCCGGCGGCGGGCATACCACCATAGAACACGAAAGGAGGACACCCATTGCAGGAGGAAACCAACGAAAAGACCATAGCCCTTTACATCAAGACCGGGAAGCTGACGGCGCAGCAGCTCCAAAAGGCTATGAAAGCCCTGCTTGCACAGATGAAAAAGCAGCATGACAGACAGAAAATCCCGCATGGAAAGCAGACCCTAAAGCAGCTTATGAAGCAGAACGCGGGCGTTTCCAACATTGAAATCACAAAGGACAATATCAAAGCCTTTGAGAGTACGGCGAAAAAATACGGGATTGACTTTGCCCTAAAGAAAGACAGCACCGAAACCCCGCCCCGCTATCTTGTGTTTTTCAAGGGACGGGACGCGGACGCACTGACCGCAGCTTTCAAGGAGTTTTCCGCAAAGAAACTGACGCAGGAACAAAAGCCCCCTATCCGAAAGCTGATTGTTTCCCTCAAAGAAAAGGCGGCGGCTCTGAACACACAGCGGGACAAAGTAAAAAACAAAGACAGGGGGATTGCAAGATGAACGCTATCAACTGGAAAAAACTGCTGCTTCCCAACATTCCCTATCTGTTCTTTGTGTATCTTTTTGATAAAGTCGGGCAGGCGGTACGCCTTTCGCCGGGGGCTGACCTGTCCGGCAAGGTGTTGTCGCTTGGGGAGGGATTTTCTATGGCTTTTGCAAACCCGCTTCCGAGTTTTGCCCCTATGGATTTGCTTATCGGTATTGCGGGGGCTGTCCTTATCCGGCTTATGGTGTACTTCAAAGGCAAGAACGCGAAGAAATACCGGAAAGGTATCGAATACGGCTCTGCCCGTTGGGGGACTGCCGAAGATATTAAGCCCTACACCGACCCGGTATTTCAGAATAACGTGCTGCTGACGCAGACGGAACGGCTTACCATGAACAGCCGCCCGAAGCAGCCGAAGTATGCAAGGAATAAAAATATCCTTGTTATCGGGGGAAGCGGCAGCGGAAAGACGAGATTTTTCGTGAAGCCCAACTTAATGCAAATGCACTCAAGCTACGTTGTAACTGACCCGAAAGGTACGGTTTTAGTCGAGTGCGGGAGGCTCTTGCATCGGGGCGGCTACCGGATAAAAGTGCTGAACACGATTAACTTCAAAAAAAGCATGAAATACAATCCCTTTGCCTATCTCCGCAGCGAAAAAGACATTTTGAAACTGGTAAATACCTTGATTGCCAACACCAAAGGGGACGGGGAAAAAGCCGGGGAGGATTTTTGGGTAAAATCGGAACGGCTCTTTTACTGCGCCCTTATCGGCTACATTTGGTACGAAGCCCCGGAGGAAGAAAAGAACTTCACGACGCTGCTTGAAATGATAAATGCGTCGGAAGCCCGCGAGGACGACCCGGAATTTCAGTCCCCCGTTGACCTTATGTTTGAACGGTTGGAGGAAAAAGACCCGGAACACTTTGCCGTCCGGCAGTATAAGAAATTCCTGTTATCTGCGGGAAAAACAAGAAGCTCTATCCTCATTTCCTGCGGGGCGCGGCTTGCACCCTTTGACATTAAGGAGCTGCGCGACCTTATGGAAACTGACGAAATGGAGCTTGACACCATAGGCGACCGCAAGACCGCCCTGTTTGTTATCATCAGCGACACCGACGATACTTTTAACTTTGTCGTGAGTATTCTTTACACGCAGCTTTTCAATCTGCTTTGCGACAAGGCAGATGATGAATACGGCGGCAGGCTGCCCGTCCATGTGCGCTGTCTGTTAGACGAGTTTGCAAATATCGGGCAGATACCGAAGTTTGAAAAGCTCATAGCCACCATACGAAGCCGGGAAATCTCCGCGTCGATTATCTTACAGTCGCAAAGCCAGTTAAAGGCAATCTATAAGGACAACGCCGATACCATAGTCGGCAACTGCGACACCACCCTTTTCTTGGGCGGCAAGGAGAAAACCACCCTCAAAGAAATGTCGGAAATCTTGGGGAAAGAAACCATTGACAGCTTCAACACTTCCGAGAACCGGGGGCGCGAGGTATCGCATGGGCTGAACTATCAGAAGTTAGGCAAGCAGCTTATGACGGAAGATGAAATAGCAGTCATGGACGGCGGGAAATGTATTTTACAGCTACGAGGGGTGCGCCCGTTCTTCTCTGATAAGTACGACATTACAAAGCACCCCAACTATAAATATCTTTCCGACTATGACAAGAAAAATACCTTTGATATGGAAAAGCATTTAAGGCGCAGACCCGCCCTTGTGAAGCCGGACGAAGTATTTGACTACTACGAAATCAGCGAAAGCGATTTGCAGGAGGACACCGACCATGAATAGACGTATCAGAAAGAAAAAGGACAAGAAAATCACAGAAGCCATAAACGGACTTATCTCCATTGCCGAGTGGCAGGAAAGACAGCGGCAGGCTGCTATCCAGCAGTTTGTGAAACGGTGTGAAGCCCTGTATGAGCAGCAGCGAAAAGAAAGGAGGAATTGACGCAGTAACAAAATTTATGAGTGGGTGCAGAATACGCGCCCCTACTGGAAAATCCATAACGCCCACACTTAAAAACTGAATACCGCCGCGCGGCAGAATTTTACGCAGCGTGGGGACTTACGACCGCGGCAGTTACAAAACTGACCGCCGTTTTTTATGCCCTTTTTAGGGGGCAAGCCGCATTTGCGGCAGAAAGGAGCTTTATGGAATTTTTTAACTCTGCTATCGACGTATTACAGACCCTTG